CGGGATAATCACCCTCTCAATTATCTTTTGGCTGCTTGTCGTTTTCGGCATTGCGTTTTTATTTTGCTAATTCATCAAGTGCGGTCAGAAATCATGGGATTTTTTGACCGCACTTTTCACAGGATTTTATTATGCTTAAATCATTACATTTTTTAGATTTTATTCGCGAATTTATTCTTTTTTCTGTTGTTCTTGCCGTATTTATTATCGGCAGTTCAAGCGCTCAAATCACCTTAATTTGGATTATTACCATTTTATCCATTCTGGCTTGGATTGGTACGGCGGAAAACTATCAAAAGAAGAAGATCAGATATACAAAAGCAAAAACTACATTTGAGATGTATACGCTAATTTTATTAAGCACGATTTTTGTTTATTTTGATCATTGGATTGTTGGTACTTTTATATTGTTTTCAAACTTTATTTTTATTATCAGTTGCACGGAAGACAATGCAAAAAAGGAAGAATAAATGTTCCAAAACTTCGCACTTGCCACATTGGGTATGTTTGTTTTTACTCGGCAAACCGTGCCTTTTCAAAGTTTAGACCGCACATCAAATTGGCGGCATCCAACCAATGCCATTGTTGGAGCAATGCCAAAAACACAATTCACCGGTAAAGAAAGCGAAACTGTGACGATTAGTGGCAGATTAATCCCAGAAATCACTGGTGGCAGATTTTCCATTAAAGCTCTGGAATTAATGGCAGACAGTGGCGGTGCATTTCCGCTTATTGACGGAGCAACCTTTGAAATTATCGGTTTTTTTGTGATCGAAAGCGTGCAAGAAACCCGAACAGAATTTTTTGCCGATGGTGCACCCCGTGCGATTGATTTCAGTATGAGCTTAAAACGCACCGATGACCCGATGCTAATTGCCATTGCAGAGAGTTTAATGAGTAGCCTTTAATGTTTGATTTAAATCTTAACGACAATCACCGCACGCCCGCTTTTAAAGTGCAGATCACCACGAAAGACAAAAAACAGCAAGACATCACACAAGTGATTTCGAGCCGTTTAATTAGTTTGTCTTTAACAGATAATCGAGGCTTAGAGGCGGATACACTCGACCTAGAATTATCCGACCATGACGGCAAACTCGCCTTACCGCCACGCAATGCCACAATCCAAGTTGCGCTAGGCTGGAAAGGCAAACCGCTGATTGACAAAGGGCAATATTCAGTGGATGAAGTACAATTTTCAGGTGGTGCAGGATCAGCAGACCGATTAACCATCAGAGCAAGAGCGGCTGATTTAAAAGGCTCATTTTCCGAACAAAAAGAGCGCTCATTTGATAAAAAAACGTTGGGCGAAATTATTGACACCATCGCCAAAGAAAACCAACTCAAAAGCCAGTGTGAGAAAAAACTGGCAAATACGTTTATCGCACACATTGACCAAACCAACGAGAGCGACATTAATCTATTAAGCCGACTGGCAGAAGAACACGGGGCAATGTGCACCGTTAAAAATGGCACGCTATTATTTATGCCGCTAGGACAAGGCAAAACCGCCACAGGCAAGCCGATTCCACTACGAAAAATCACTCGCAAAAGTGGTGACAGCTACACTTTCTCCATTGCAGAAAGCGAAAACTACAAAGCCGTGCGGGCGTATTGGCACGATACGGACACAGGCAAACGTGGCGAAATTACCATAGATGAAAACACCAAGATAGTGAAAAAACAGCGTATGACGAAAGGCAGAACGCTGAAAAATGGCACCGTGAAAGGCAGACGATTAAGCAAACGTAAATACAACACTATTGAGCAACAAGAGCCTATCACCAGTGATAATGCACAAATAAAATCACTCCGCCACACCTATGCAAGCGAAAGAACCGCCATCACTGCCGCCAAATCCGCCTTTGATAAGATAAAACGTGGCGTAGCAACCTTTAGCCTTAATCTCGCCTTTGGCGAACCTGATTTAATGCCGGAAACGCCGATTGAGCTTTCAGGCTTTAAAGGAGAAATTGATGCAACAAATTGGCTAATCACCAAAGTGACACACAATCTTTCAGACAGCGGATTTACCAGTCAAATTGAATGTGAACTGAAAGTGGAAGATGAAGAAGTGGAAGTGAAAAAAGAGAAAAAATAGCTTGTGTTCTAATATAAAAATGGTAGATTAGAATACAATAAGCACAAAGAATTATAGAGGCGGCTACTTTGTGTGATCCCGCCTAGTGAGGAAATTACAAGATTTGTGAGGACACTCAACACGCAGGCTGAAAGGTCTGCTTTTTTACTGCTTAATATTTTAATTTGATTCTTTGTGTCTCTACTAATCTTGGTCCTTTTGTTGGATCGTAAAAATACCAAATATTGAATTTCTTTTCGGTACTTAATGTATCGTACATCAATTTATCCCAACCTAAATGCTCCGCAATTAATAACGATAGCGCTTGTTTTCTTTCCGAAGAAACATCCTTTTGATAACCGCTTAAAACTGCGCCTAGTAATAAATCACACAACTGAACACCATGACAATGCTTAGAGTTAACCTCATCTAATCTTAAAATAGCATTTGGAATAGCTGTTTTCTGGCGAATAATATTATTGGCTATGATGTGCATTGCTTCATCTGCTTTATGATAGCTAAAAGGCAGCTCATCAACGGATAAAATAAATCGATTATTTCTATTTCTATATAAAGAACTTTTGATTTTGTTACAAATCAATTCATTGAAATGTTTCTGTTTTGCTAATTCATAATTCCCATTATGAAATGCTTTATTGACTATAGATAACTGAACAACAATACAATTAAAAAAAAGATAATCTGATTGAAAGAAAAATTTAATGAGATCATTATAAAATTCAGAATAGCGTTTAGAATTTGCGCTTTGCCATTTTATTTCATCGGTACAATAGTGCCGTTGGCGTATTTTGTTTATTTCTTTCTCAAAACGAGCAATATTATCTTCCCTTATCCATAACGCACCAAAAGCATAAAATGGTTTTCCACTTATACCTGATTCATCACAATATAAATGCCATAAACTATTCATTAATAATTTACCCTACCCACAAATACTCTCACAAGGCACGCCATCGTGGTCACGGTCAAGTTTGTGCATGCCGCATTCTCTTAAATGGAATTTAGCATCATCGCAATTATCCATGTCCTTACAAGTGCGTTTTCCATCACTGCAACTAAACTGCTCTGCATCTGCTTTTTTGCTTTTGGCAAAAGTTGCTGTTGGGAAAACAAAACAAAGTGCGGTTAAAATTAAGATGATTTTTTTCATTTTCTTAGGTTGTCCAAATTTTATAGTGATACTGAAAAACGAACAGTGGACACACGTTAAGGGTAATCATCACCACCATTCGGATATTTGCACCGCTTCAGCCGATTGATTGCCATCTTCCAACCACGAAGAAAACCGTATTTCCGCAAGGCTAAAATCGCATAGTTTGAACAGCTCGGTTCAAACCGACAGGCATCACGAATTTTTTGCGGTGCAAGATATTGATAAAGCAAGATAAGTTGAATACTAAGCCAAGCCATCAATCATTTTTTTCACGTCTAAAGGTGATAACTTTATGAATCTTAGTTGTCGTTTTGCCGCCAGAAAAACATCCTGCCGCTTCTTCGGTAGAAAAATCATCTATCCGAAAAAACTCCCAACCTAATCTTGCCTGTTCATTCACCAGTTCTTGTAAGTAGTCTGCAGCTGCAGTTTGAATATTCTTTCTTTGCGCAATGATATGGGGCGCAGCTTGAATCATTTTGTATTCGTAGGCCATGATAAGTTCTCCTTAGGTTGGTTTTGGTAAAGATTGGTAGGTATGAACCCTACAAATCCTTCGGTTTCAATTCTACCGCTTTAATAAATTTCCCGATAATCTCGGCGGTGTCGAATAAGTCTTCTGTTATTTCAAAAGGGTGATAAAGCGGATTGTCGCTTAATGCCATAATCACCCCGGTCGGTAGGCGTTGCAGGCGTTTTATGTAGGTTTCTCCGTTTAAGTTGAACGAATACACGCCCTCGCCAATATATTCTTTTACGTTGGTGTCGATAAATACGATGTCGTTTTGCGTAATGGTTGGCACCATGCTGTCAGTCGGCACTTTGAACATATACACGCCATCGGTCGTTGTTCTGCCTAAAATCCGTTTCACACCCTCATGGGTAAAGAAAATAGACGATATAACATCAGGATATTCAAGATTAATAATTCCCGAACTGTGTGCTGCCAATTCGGCATCTAATAAATCCACCCGTAGGGTATGATCATCGTCCTTTTCTGATGTAAATGCGAAAACATCCGCACCGCGCTCCCCCTCTCCAGTTTTCAACCAGTGTGCGTTCACACCAAGTGCAGTCGCAATTTCTAAAATATTTTTAGGATTGAGAGTTTCACCACTCGCAATTTTTGCAATGGCAGGTTGAGAAACGCCGACTTGTTTTGCAAAGGCGTTCATAGACAGACGCTTTTCATCAAGTAAAGTTTTAAAACGAGTAGATAAATTAGACATTTTTTGCTCCTTATTATTGATTCTAAAACTTAAGTTATAAAATATCATTAAAAAAATAGTTGCAAAATCAAAACATAGCGATTAATATAATTAAAACTTAAGTTTCAAGTGTGATTTTATGAAAAGTATTGAACAGGCTGTCACCATTTGTAATGGACAGTCTGCCCTAGCTAGAGCTTGCGGAACAAGTCAGGCGGCAGTGGGTAAATGGCTCAACGGCGGAAAAATGGATGTGAAATATATCCCATCCATCATCCAAGCCACAAAATTTGAAGTAAACCCAACCGAACTAAGACCAGATGTAGATTGGCCAACAATTTACGAAAGTTTGAAACAGGTGTTTGGGAATTGATATCAACCGTGCAATCCATATTGGGGAATGTGGAGAGTATAGGACAGAAGAAGGTGTGTGATATGGCAGCAAAAGTCGATGCATTATGTCCAGGATGTGGTAGCGATCAGATTGGGACGAGAACCTCTAGAAAGGCAGAAAATACCATTGTTTCTGAATGCTATTGCAAAAGCTGTGGTCGAGTTCATTTCGAACTCTGGACAGAAATTCGCAATATTAGTATCGGTACATTTACACCGGCATTAATTCAGAATTTCAAAACAGCCGAACAGTGGGCAAAAGAACGTCAAATGCGTAAGCAAGGTAAGTTACCAGCAATAGACGAACGGCAAATCGAAATCCCTACGGATTAATTCTTAATTTTCCAACCGTAATTTAAACATGGTCGTTTGAAGAAATTCATTCGACAGGATTTTTGCAACCAAAATTTAGGAGTTTGAGCAAATGGCAAGCAGTAATTATGTGTATGACAACGCTAAAAAACGCCATAACCGTGTGAATGTGTGGCAGTTAAACAAAACCGTGCAAGAACAGGCTCGCAACATTCAACTGTTGCAACGAGCGATTTCTCACTAAGCAAACGTGAATGCACAGCAAGTTTTGCTGAATAAATCGCTAAGTGATCGCATTGCGTTACTAAGTGATCGCGTTGCGTTACTTAAAGAAGAACAATGGGCTCGTGAACAAAGCATTTTCCAACGCTTTGCACGGTGGTTCCGTAAATAAATGAATGGGGGTGAGTGATGACCTTAATGCCTTATTGCTTTGACGACGAAACGGAATCTGCCGCTGAAAAATGGTGCCGTGTAAATCAAGTAAAGGTGCCTGAAATCCGAAGTTTTGATGATGTGCTGCACTCGTTAAGCAAAAGCCAATTCCGTGTAGAACGAGAGTTTGATGGTTTACAACAAGGCTTTCGAGAAATGCTGTTGGAATTAGCCGATTTAGATTTTTCAGATTTACGTGCAGGGCATTTAACAGGCACTAAGCTCCATCACTACACAGAACAAGGACAACGCAAAATAGCCCGTGCACTACGTAAAGTGCGGTTACTTTCAGGAATGTTTTCACAAGGCGTAACAGAGCGGGAATTTACTCAAATTGATACTCAGGAGGATAAAAATGGAAACACAAATGAATAAATCCGCACAGAAATGGTATCGCAAATATCGTCGTTTTTTAGCCTTGTGGGGACATTTAAAACAACAAGGGAAAGATGACATCGCCGCGCTTGTTTATTCAAAAATCATTGAATCCGCCAATATGACGGTTTACTTAGCGAGAAATGCAAAATGAAAAAATTAGCGATTAAAACTTATTTAGACCATGCGCAACACGCAAAAGAAAGTGAGCAACAAGGCAATTATGGGTTAGCCGCAAAACAATGGCGTTCAGCGTGGATAGTTGCACCAACCGAAACACAAACAAACTGGAGCTTTGCACGCGCTGAATATTGTTTCAAAAAAGCGATTGAGGAAGGGCAAATCAAACTAGACAAGACCCGCCAATATGACTTTAAGCAATTTATGGGGAAATGTGATGTGTGAGCTTTTTTTGATGTGTTTAGCGGTGGTATTGACTGTGCTTGGTATAGCTGTGACGGCAATGGGATTAACTGCGTTGATTGTCGATTGGTTAGATAAACGCTGGTAAGGAGAAATGATGGAAAACAATATTTGTATCGCGCTAGATTGTGGCGCAACGCTAGAAATTTTACCCATCGGCACCCGCTTTCAAGTGGTTGAAGTGATTGGCGATAAAGATAGTTGGTATGGCAAACAAAAAACAAGAACCGTGGGCAATTTACACAACACAATTTGGGGTGCAATCGAAGAAGTGCGCCGTTATGACTTAGCCCAATATGAAATGTTGAGTTTGGAAGAATTAGTCAGTGCAGTGAATTCGACCAACAACAAAATCAAAGAATATTTTGAATATCACAGTGAATATTTAGCCAATACGGCAATGTAAGGATTCTTGATGATGAACTGGGAACTTGAGTGTAATGCCAATCTTGCCAAACGTGAGCAAGCGATGGCAGATGCACGTGCAGTGATGATGCAAAGTGCGGTGAATCTTGACCGCACTTTAGATGCTGCTCAAGCGACATCGGCGCAAATGGAATTATTTTCTGTTGCGCCGCACCAGTTCGATTATGTTGAAAAACTGCTTTCTGCGCTCCCTCGTAAACGCCAACGTGAGCATTTTCGCCATGTGTGGTTGCGTGCGTTCAACGGCGTGAAAGATGATGGCTCTATCGGGTTTAAATTCGGCAATAAACAGGCAGCGTATGCCAATACCTATTTGCGCGAAATTCTCACTAATCGCCTGAAAGCCGTTTTTCAACATTATCACGTTAGCCTTGATTGGTTGATTGACCGTGATACGCATTCACAAGTGGTCGCACTTTCTAAAGGCAAAAAAGCGGCTAACTTTCCGTTTTATTTGTTAAGCGAACATCAGCTAAAAGAAATGGCAGACAAATTAGCCATGTTGTTTACGAAATTACAGTCTGATTTTGTCACCGAACAAGCGGAGCGGAAAGAACGCGGGGAAATATCTCTTGATGATTTCACCGCACTTTCTCGTGACCTTTATCGCTTAGTGGGCGAAGTATGTGCAGATATTGGTTTTCCGTTAAAACACTGGTTCGCTTATCAAGATAACCGTTTCTTAGATGTGAATGACATTGAGGTTGATCTGAATAAATCAGTTTGCCCAACACACTGGAAACGCCAACTTACTACGGTACAAAAACGATTGAAAGAACATGTGGAGATTGGCTGTGGTGCAGTATCGGCAAAAGTGAGCCCTTATGTCTCTCAAACCGCATTTAATGATTACCGTGCGCAACGTGCAGATAACCTCGAATATCTGCAACAAATGGTGTTGGAAAATCTAGACGATAGCACCGAACAAATGCCGTTGATTGAAATGTGGAAAAAATCAGTGGCAAATCCTGCTATCCGTTTCCAGGAAACCATGAACCGCTTGCGTGGGATTGATGAATGGGCGACAGCAAATTCATTTGTGTCACTCTTTCTTACGCTGACTGCTCCATCCTCTTTTCACGCAACGCATGAAACAGGCAAAAACAATAAAAAATGGCAAGGCGCAAGCCCTCGTGATACGCAACGTTACTTAAATAAAGTGTGGGCGCAGTTGCGTGCACAGTTTGCCAAACGTGGAATCGGTTTTTTTGGCTTTCGTGGCGTTGAACCGCATCACGATGGCACACCGCATTGGCACTTGCTGATGTATGTAAAACCTGAACATAAAGATGACGTTATTCATCTATTCCGCAAGAAAGCATTGGAATTAGATGGCGATGAGTTCGGTGCGAAAAAATACCGTTTCAAAGTAGAAGAAATTGATCCAACCAAAGGTTCTGCCATTGGCTATGTAGCGAAATACATCGCCAAGAATATCTATGCAGGTAAGCAAGGCAAAGAAATGTCAGATGAAGTAGAAAATCTGACATTACTTGAAAACGTACAACGTGTCAGTGCGTGGGCAAATCTTTGGGGCATTCGTCAATTCCAGTTTTACGGCACACCGTCAATTTCGACTTGGCGTGAACTTCGCAAAATTGATGATGCCATGGCAGCAACTGCAGACGATGAAGTATTGGATATTGGTCGCACTGTGGCTGATGTGGGTTGCTTTGGTAGTTATTTAAAAGTGCAAGGTGGCGCAATGACAAAACGTTGTGATCAACCAATTTGTATCGAGTACGAAGAATGCGAACTGAATAAATATGGGGAAATTCGTAAGAAAATTGTGGGGGTAAAAAACAGATTCACAGAAAAGAAAATCATCACCAAGTTAAAAAACTGGGTGATTAAATCAGAGAAAAGTGCGTTGGGTTCCACCGCACTTCATTCGGAGTCCACCGAAACAAACAAGGCGCATCGCGCCGCTTGGACTTGTGTCAATAACTGTAACCGTTCAAAAATTGAACAGCAAGCTAATTTATTGATGTTGCCTATTGGTGCGCCATTAAAACCGTCACAAATTGATCTTTTAATGCGCCATGGACGGTTACGGCTTAATGACTATCGGTGGATTTATTGTGAAAACGATGAAGTTTTCATCAAAGAGGAAAAAATTCCGTTGGCTCAAGCCTTTGGTTGGGGCGAGAGCTTGGGGGATTTTAGGGTAAATTAATTAAAAGTGAGATTAAAAATGAGAAAAATTATTCAAATTGCAGTGGCTGAATGTATGGCTTATGACAATGACCGTGATGATTTAGAAACGTCAGAAACAATTGTTGCACTGTGTAATGACGGAACATTATGGAGTAGATGGTTAAATGTTGTTGGTTCTCATAGAAATGAACCTAAATGGGTAAAGATTGAAAATGTTCCACAGGATTAAGGAAAACACCATGACCAATATTCAGTTAATTGATGGTAAGCGATACGTGGTGCTGGAGTGTGAATTTGCTAGAGAATGGCAAGTTGGGAGAGAAAGTCGAACAACCGTGACTTATAGCGAAGCAGAAGAAATCGCAGACCATTACAGAAAATATTTAAAAATTCCACCTGAGCAAGTCCTAATTGTGGAAGTACCTAATGTGATTAAACGTAGAGATTGAAAGGAAAGAAAAATGGCAGGTTTGCAACAACTTATTAAAAACATCGAACAATGGGCAGAAGATCGCAATTTGATTGAGGGTTCTACACCGCAGAAACAATTCATTAAATTAATGGAAGAATTTGGGGAGCTATGCAGTGGCGTAGCAAAAAATAAACCTGATGTAATTAAGGATAGTATTGGAGATTGTTTTGTAGTGATGGTTATTTTAAACAAGCAAACCCATAGCAAATTTGATTTTATCCCACTTACTTATGCACTTCGTGGGTATGTTGGTATTGACACATGGATTGAAAAAATCACAGGAAAATTTGCAAGTATTTCTGAAAAAATCAATTACACAGGAAAGGCTAATCGTTTTCTTTGTTATGACTTAGGCTATGCTTTATTTTGCTTGACTATGATTGCTCAAGAATTTGGATTATGTTTGCATGAATGCGTGCAAGCGGCGTGGGATGAAATCAAAGACCGAAAAGGGCATATGGTTAATGGTGTGTTTGTGAAAGAGGGGGATTTGTGATTACAGAGGAAAACACAACAAAATCCGAGCGTACTTTAACAATCAAGGAGGTCGCTGACCTCCTTAATTTAAGTTACAGCACCGTTTTCGCACACCGTTTTAAATGGGGCTTTTTCCAGATGGAAGGTTCGAAAGCGTGGCGAGTTTTTAGGGAAGATCTTGACCGCTGTAGAAAAAGAAAAAATAATGTCATCCGATTGGTTGGATTGACTGATATAAAAAATGGAGGAAAGAATAAATGTCAATCTACAAGAGAGGAAGTACATATTGGCTCGATATTACAACACCGAGTGGCGAACGAATTAGACGAAGCGCTGGGACTGAAGTAAAGAAAAAGGCACAAGAATTACACGATAAGATCAAAGCAGAACTATGGGATATGGCACACCTTAACAAGAAACCGCCTAAACTCTTTGAAGAAGCCTTGTTATTATTTGTGGAAGATGCAAAGTTGAAAAAGGATTTTGATACGAACCGCAGACACGCTATTTATTGGCGTTCTGTTTTTGGTGGTTGGAAATTGAGTGATATTACAGGCGAAGATATTATGACTAATTTGCCGACATACTCAACCACTCATAAAAAACCATTGTCGCCTTCGACAAAAAACCGCTATCGCACGTCCATTTTGCGGGTGCTTTCACTGGCTTATAAAAATGGTTGGATTGATAGAATCCCTTATGTGAAAAAATTCGTTGAGCCAAAAGTCCGCGTGCGTTGGATTACAAAAGATCAAGCCACAACACTGATTTCAAATTTGAATTTAGCGTGGATGAAAAATGTTTGTTCTTTTGCTTTATTCACTGGCGCGCGTATGACAGAGATTTTATCAATGACATGGGATAAAGTGGATTTTGAACGTAGTATCGCAATTGTTTCAAATGATGTAGCAAAATCAGGTAAAGCAAGAGCATTACCGTTGAATAACACTGCTTTGGATTTATTGCAAAAATTATACCAAACTCGCCGCAGTGAATTTGTTTTTCATCGTGGTACTGATAAACAAATTGGGCGTATTGATTGGCATGATTTCCATCAAGCATTAGAAAAAAGCAATATTCATAATTTCCGCTTTCATGATTTGCGCCATACTTGGGCAAGTTGGCATGTTCAAGCAGGAACGCCACTTTATACGTTAAAAGAGATGGGTGGTTGGGAAACATTAGAAATGGTAAAGAAATATGCACATTTAAATGCAGATCACATGATAGAGTTTGCGAACAATGTCACATTTACGCCACATGAAGACGATGATTTCTCACAAGAAAATTTTTACAATGTAGTAAATTATTGAAAATGAAATGTTTTTTAATGGCAGGGGCGGAGAGGCTCGAACTCCCAACACCCGGTTTTGGAGACCGGTGCTCTACCAATTGAACTACGCCCCTATTGGTATTAAGAATTGGCGGAATGGACGGGACTCGAACCCGCGACCCCCTGCGTGACAGGCAGGTATTCTAACCAGCTGAACTACCACTC